CGTTGTCACAACGGTACGCTTAGAGGCGGCAGCAAGGATGGTAGAGGACTCTCCATGCAGTGCGACATGTGCGGCGGTACGGGCAAGGTAGCTTCCTCTCCGTACGAGGATATGATCATGCTGCGCCACAAGCTCGATGAGATGACCAACCTCACCATGGATCCTGTAGGCTATGTCCACGTACCCGTGGATGCTACCCGGATGCTGGCCGATCGGGCTGACATTATGGTACAGCGGGGTAATGCAGCGATCAACATGCTGATCGAAGATTATGTCGGCGCTAATCAATCGGGTGTAGCCAAGATCTATGATCGCTCCGCACAAAGCGATACGATCTATGATATCGGTATGGCGATGTATGATGTTCACTTCCAGAATCAATACTACTTCATCAACAAGTACATGAATGAAGTAGCGGATAGGTCGGCGGGTAAAGCAACGGATGAGAACCTACCACAGGTTAACAAGCCGACACGCTTCAATGTTGAAACCATGGCAGAGTTAGTTAACTCATTCCGTGAAGGTGTAGCTGCCGGACTCGATCGTAACTTCATGCAAGTAAAACAGATCGAGATCCTCTCGAAAGACCTGGATACCAACCCTGATCTGAAGAAGTACTACGTGACTATTGTGAACCTTGATCCCCTGTTTGGTATGACACAGGTAGATATCGATGCCAACCTGGCCAAGACCTTAATCAAGAAAGAAGACGCTGTGATCCACGCCAACCTGAAGCCCTTCGTGGACAGGGCGGTAGCGGAGAACAAGGGATTTTTAGACTTGGATCAAACAGTCAAGATGGATATCTTGCGGAAATACGCCCAGGAATTGATCAAAACGGAAAAGCCGATGATCGATCCAATGGCCATACCGCCGGATGACACCACAGGAACTAGCTCTACTGATCGAGACACTGATACTTGACGCTGATGCCAGGTATGCCAAGACCTTACAACGCTTTCAGAATGTCCTTTACGATGAGCTTGCGCTCATCCTGAAAGACCTTGATCTCACTAATGGTTATATCCAGCAAACCACTGCCAACCGGCGTATCTTAACCGAGGCTTATAATGCTATCGATACGGCATACACCTCCCCTACCTATTCGCTTGCTGTTAGCAATTACGTGGCGATTGTTCCCAAAATCGATGCGGCGAATATTGCATACTTCACCTCGCTTGAATCGGGTTTTGCGCCGAAGAAAGTATATCTGAAGTCTATCCAGAAGGAACTCATTACTACGGTTAATCAGTACGTGATGCAGGACGGATTACAGTCTCAGGTGATCCAGCCGCTTAATCAAATCTTAAATCAGAACATCAATGCCGGAGGATCTTACTCAGGCTTCATTGATCAGGTACGTACCTATGTGAGGGGATCCTCTGAAGTGGAATCCAAGGCTATGCAGTACACCAGGACGTTCGTCAAAGACACGCTGTTCACATATTCCAGAACGTATCAGCAGGCCGTAAGCGCTGATCTGGGGTTGACGTATTACTACTATTCAGGATCGTTGATGGATACCTCCAGGCCATTCTGTGTAGAACGATTCGATCAATACTATTCCAAGAAAGAAATTGAATCATGGGCTGGACTTGAATGGAAAGGGAAGAAACAAGGTACAACGGAGAGTTCCATATTTCATTTTGCGGGAGGGTGGAATTGTGGGCATCAGATTATTCCTGTGTCCGAATTGATAGTACCCAAGGAGGTTAAGGATAGACAATAAGAAAGGGAATCCGATCGCCTACCAGATTCCCTGTCTACCAGAGAATTTTAGAATTTATGAAGAAGTAAAGATAATTAAAAAGGCCAGCTATTGTGAGAATAACCGACCTTCCATGTTCTTAGTAGTTTACCACTCGGGGCAACACTCACTCCTACTACAAATGTAATTTACTATATTTATCACAAAATCAATTCATTATGTATGCTAAAGTAAAGGATCGCAGGACTGGGGTGCTTAAAACCGTGATGGCCAAGGCGTATCAATTAATCCCACACCGCTATGATTTGTTAGGTTACATAGACGAGGATGGTAATCCTGTCGAAGTAGCTGCTCCCACTCCCCATGTAAAAAAAAGTCTAGCAAGGGCTGTCGCTCCTGCGGCGGCTAAGGCCAAGCTCACCCGTGAAGATCTTGAGCGCATGAATGCAGAGGCGATGGAGAGAGCTAAGAAGAATAAGGCAGAACTCGATTCGCTTAGAGTACCAGAGGGTTTTGGATTGAATCCTGATATACTCGATGAGGTTGATAAGCAGATTGCTGCTATCCCACCTAGGCCATCCGCTACTAAAGTCAAATCCGTAAAAACATTTAAAAAATGAAGACCAAAGATTTCTATTCCAAATTGAAAGAACAGGGAAAAATAGATTCCCCCGACTTTGATGCATTTATTGAATCGCTGCAGGACAGTGACGTACCCGATGCAGTGGTGAAAGCGATTGAAGATAACTTCCTTACTCGCGAACGAGCGATGTCCGATCGCCAGGTCAGCATGGACATCTGGGGCAAGGCACTAGTGCCTGTCGATAAAGAGATTGATCGTATTACCACCTTCATTGAATCGCTCGACAAAGGACTGGCCAATGATATTCGCTGGATGGTAAAGGATCTTGGACCAGATAAGAGAGTACCAGATACCTTCAAACAACTGGGAAAGATTTCTCAATCATTACCGAAGATACTGGAGAAAGTTAAGGCTGCACCAGTGGATGATGAAGCTACCAAGAAGAAGTTAGCCGATTACGAGCGTAACATACAAGAGTTAACCGGCAAGTTTACCGAAGCAGAGAAAGCATACAATACCCAACTGGAGCAACAGAAACTAGAATCAGAGAAGTATCTCAATGACTACAAGATAGATACTCAGTTGCAAAGCATGGGAAATAAGTTTACTTTAGCAGAAGCTTACGAAAAGAACCGCGAGGATTTTACGCAAGTGTTCCTGTCCAAAATTAAGTCAGACAATGACTTGAGACTTGGAGATAAAAATGAGATTCAGGTCTACGATCGCGAGTCTGGAAAACCGAAGTTCAACGGTAACTCCCCAGTTACTATTACTTCATTGCTGGAAGAAAAGTTTAAGCCCTTCCTGAAACAATCAGGACAAGCCGCAGCTCCAACCCAGGAAAGTAATCATCGTCCACCTGAACGCAAAGAAGGCCATCGCGCCGGATCCCGTACAACGGTGGAGTAACACTCCTAACACATGCCATTCAACTTAGACATAGTTGGCGCTTGCGAGAACATTCGTAAGGAAGCCGAAACTATGGCTGGCGAGAACTACGCCTATAATCTCAAGCGCAAGACTGGCGCTTTGGATTTCATTACTTCCCCCGAGAACGGTGGAGTAGATGCATCATTAATCTCTTACGATCAAGGTAAGAAGATCGCCACGCTGAAACTGCTCTATGATCAGCGTACCAAACCCTGTCAGATCTCCACCAACTGTGCGCAGAATGTCTGCGATGAAGGCGCTTCTCCGCTTCGTAAGCAAGCCCTTATCGAGATCTCAGGGTGTATTAAGACGCCTGTACGTGCATACAATAACGATGACATGGTAGCGCTGTGCAAAGACACTGGCGCATTCATGCGTGATCGTGGTGTTCACGACATCATCGCTGCCCATCAGAAACTCGATGAGCTTATTCTCGCTGAGATGGATAACCAGATCGGTGTCAACTATGAGTTTGATGGTACTACCACAGCTGCAGGAGCGTATAAGTCAATCCAATTGACAGTTACTTCGTCTTCCCAGAAAGTACCGCTGCCAGGTAACTTCGCTGAGGTTGTCCTGGACTACGAGAACAACCAGCTTAATGGTACTCCTGCTATCATCGGTCAGGGTATTGTTCAGCAGTTCTATAAACTGCATGACTGGTCCTGCTGTAATGCTACCACTCCTTACGGAGAAGAGAACATTGAAGGCGATGCACGGTTCTACTTAGACCAGGCCGCTAACTCGGTACTTGGATCTAACAAGTTCATCATGGCTGCGTACAGGATACTTCACCTGTTGACATTCAATGAGAACCGTAACATTATGATCAATGATGAAGCACAGGTTCACACCGTCATCAGAGATCCAATGGGTTATCCATTTGATTGGAACCTTGACTTCTATTTCGACAAGTGCGATAAGCAGTGGAAGTCAATGTATTCGCTCACCTGGGGAATGTTCAATGTGTATCAGCCCGATTCGTTTGCTGCTGCTGGTGAAGATTCATCTCCTGATGTGTCTCCTGATTGCAATGACGATCTCGATGGTATGCTTGGTGTGTTTGGCTACACAGCCACAACCGCTTGAGTTGCTATAGTGATTATATAACAATTGACAGAAGTATCCCCTCGAGATCAGGCTTATATGCTGTTGATCTCCCGGGGGTCGAACTGTCGATGCTGGATCTCCTGACAAAAGAGGACCAAGCGGATTATCTTGAGTTCTGGGAGATGATCTATGACAAAGCCTGGCAAGGCTTCGTATCCGATCTCACGCATCAACTGCAAGAAAAATTCTTCGTTGATTCCAAATTAGTTTCACGGGAAACATCTCAGTTCTTAACGGATGTCAATGCTGGAGGATTAGCCGGAGTTACTATAGAATTTCAATTACCACGCTATGCAAAGATGCATGTGGTATCGATTAATTTATGGAGCGCTCTTGACTATGCATCTCCAGGTATTGAGATCAAGATCTTCGATCAGGATGCAGATGGTGATGAGCTATACTCCGAGTTCCATGAAGTAGCTGCCGGACTTAATACGATCTTCATCGATACCGATTTTGAAACGGATAAGATCCTGGTGGTCTATGACTCTGATGTATACTCGCTTCGACAGACCGAGATCAAGCGTTACTACAACACCACGTATAGCGATTACTCCTGTGATACGTGTGCCTTCGACTGTGGAGGCTACACAGGCAGGATCACCGAGTACAATGGTGGTGGATTGAATGTGAAGTACAACGTGTTCTGTTCGGTAGAGAAATTCGCCTGTGAAAACATTAACTTGTTCAAGCAAGCGATATTCTATCGTGTAGGACTTGAACTCTTGTATGAGCGCATGTTCGGTAACCGGATCAATAAGTACATGACCATGACGATCGAACGCAAGGATGAGTTGCAGCTCTACTTCAACACAGAGTATGAAAAGAATCTCACACGTTCTGTACGTAATCAAGGCATGGGTGAAGACCCGTATTGCTTCACTTGTAAAGGTGT